TTCCCAATGCAAAAGGCAGCGAACTGTTTTCGGTTCTGGCCACCCTCGACCCCGTCAGTCAAGCTGCGGGCACTGCAACGACAGGTTGGGTCTCTGCAGGCAACCATCACAACCTGCTAGCGCTGATTCAAAGCGGTGTCCTTGGCACTGGTGCCACGCTGGACGCGAAGATTCAGCAGGCAACGGATGCTTCTGGCACCGGAGCGAAGGATGTGACTGGAAAAACCATCACGCAATTGACTCAGGCTGGTAGTGGCTCTGCAAAGCAGGCCATCATCAATCTGCGTCCTGAGGATCTAGATGTCACAAACGGCTATGCCTACGTTCGCCTCTCGGTGACTGTGGGCGTTGCCGCCAGTCTGACTTCTGCACAGCTGCTCGGATTCAATCCCCGGTTCGCACCGGGCGATGCAAGCAATCAGGCTGCAGTCGCGCAAATCGTCTGATCCTGAGGGGAGACCAATCGCATGCCCATGCAATTGATCACCCCTCCCGCAGGTGAGCCCGTCTCTCTTCAAGAGGCCAAGGCTCATCTGCGGGTGGATTTCGATGATGACGATGGGTTGATCCAAGCATTGATCGCTGCAGCACGACAAGCAGCAGAGACCATCACCAACAGGCAGTTGATGTCTGCACGATGGAAGCTGGTTATGGATAGCTTTCCTGGACCAAGCCTCATGGGTGTGCCCGCTGGACAGCCTTTCTCATTGCCTGGGCATGCCATCCTCATCCATAAGTCACCCGTCTTGAACGTGGTGTCCATTAACTACCTCGACATGGCAGGCGTACTCCAGTCTATGCCTGCGAGTAATTACACGGTCGACGCAGCTTGTGAGCCAGCGAGGATCACACCTGTGTTCGGTCAGATCTGGCCGATTGCTCTTCCTCAAATTGGCGCGGTATCCGTCACCTTCGACGCTGGATATGGGGCGGCGGCATCGGTTCCCGAGGGGATTAAGAGCTGGATCAAGCTCAGAGTTGGCAGCCTGTATGCGCATCGCGAGGAAGTGGCAGCACTCTCCCGTGGACGTATTGAGCCGTTGCCTTTTGTAGATGGGTTGCTTGACCCTTTCAAGGTTTCCTTCATATGAATCCAATCAGCGCAGGCATGCTCACACGGCGCATCAAAATCCAGCGCCCCAGCACCATCAAAGATAGTGTCGGGGCACCATGCAGATCCTGGCTTGATGTTGCGACTGTGTGGGCGGACATCCAACCGCTGTCTGGAAAAGAAGCCGTAATTGCCAACCGGATCTCAGCGGAGTTATCGCATCAGATCATCGTCCGGTACCAGAGCCTGTTTGACAACCCTCAACAGGTGGCACAGATGCGAGTGCTTTACAAGGCACGGATCTTCAACATTCATTCGGCACTCAATGAGGATGAAAAGCGCACGCAGATCATCCTGCTGGCGTCGGAAGGGCTTGACGATGGCTAAGCATGAAACGGTCAAAGTCGAAGGGCTAGCCGAGTTGGCCAAGGCACTCCGTGAGCTACCTGATCGAGTTGCCAAGAACGGGTTGCGAGTGTCCGTCTACGCGGGAGCAAAAGTCATTCGAGACGAGGCAAGACTGCGTGCTCCCAGGGCGGCTCAGTCGCTGGGACCCAATCAGCCTCCACCAGGAACGCTCAAGCGCTCAGTGATCATGAAACACATCCCTGAGCTTTCAACCCTGACCCGACAGACATTCTTTGTGACCGTGCGTCATGGAAAAAAGTACCGCGAGCAAGGCAAGAAAGGCACCCTTTCGCAGGATGCCTGGTACTGGAGATTTCTGGAATTCGGCACGCGAAAGATGAGAGCACAGCCTTTCCTTCGACCAGCCCTTGAGGCTAAGCGACACGAATCTGTCCAAGCAATGAAAGACCGCCTGTCAGACCGCATCGAACTTGAGGCCAAAGCGCTCAACAGAAAGTAATCATGCAGGACTTCTACAACGCCATCAAGGATTTGGCGGCTGGCGAGGTCTATGCGCTTGTTGTCGCTCAAGACGCACATTACCCAGCCATCGTCTATACGCCCATCATGCAAGAACATATCTTCGGCATTGATGGTCCTCACGGCTTGCAGCGCGTGCGCGTGCAGGTCGACACCTATGCCAGAACGTATCAAGAGGCCTTGTTGCTTCAAGACCAAGTCTTGGATGCACTCTTGGCAGACAAGAGCACCGTCGCCGATGTGCGCATGGGGCTCTCAGATTTTGAAGAACAGGCCCGGCTGTACCGGGTAAGCGTTGACTACACCTACCACCGGTAGAGAGTCCGCATCACAAACAGGAGCTAACGCATGAGCAGCACTGCGATCACCGCACAAGGCATCACGATTGCCAGATTTGGCACAACAACCTTTGAAACCATCCCCAACGTGGTCTCGTTTCAGGGGCCTGGCGGGCAGGCCGCTGTGATTGACGTCACCAATCTGGCCTCTACCGCCAAGGAAAAGCGCGTGGGTCTGCGTGACGAGGGGCAGTTGTCTCTGACCCTGCACTACAACCCCGACGATCTGGTGCACCAAGGCCTGAGAACCGATCGTGCCAACCGGGTACGACGTCAGTTCAAGATCACTTTTACCGATACCACTCCATTTGCAACGTGGTCCTTCTATGGCTATGTCACGCAGTTCAGCGTGCAGGGTGGCGTTGACGCCGTGGTCGAGGCCAGCGTCACGATTGAAATCGATGGCGACATCACGGAGGCATGAAGCATATGAACATTCTTTCCAAAGACGCCATCTTGGCTGCCGAAGATCTTCCGCGCGAAACAGTCAGTGTTCCAGAGTGGGGAGGCCAAGTCCTGGTGCGCACCATGAGCGGCACCGATCGTGATGCCTTTGAGGCTAGCCTCCTTGCAAAAGATGGTCGCATGGAGAACGTGCGTGCCCGGTTGGTGGCACTGACTCTTTGCGATACCGAGGGCGATCGTCTGTTTGACGACAGCGAGATCACGGCGCTGGGGCGCAAGAGTGCTCGTGCGCTCGATCGCGTCTTCTCCGTGGCCCAGCGGCTCAACGGCATCGGTGTCGATCAGGTAGACGTTGCAAAAAAGGGCTAAAGGCCAACCCATTTCGGCGTTCGATCTTTCGGCTGGCACTCGCTCTAGGCATGCCAGTTCGTGAGTTGCTGGCCCGTGTGGGGTCGGATGAGCTGACCGAGTGGATGGCCTTTTACCAGCTGGAGCCCTTTGGCGAAGTGCGTGCCGATCTGAGAAGCGGCGTGGTTGCTGCGACCTTTGCCAACGCCCATCGCACCAAGGACGCCAGGGCATTCACGCCTGAGGATTTCATGCCCTTCATAGAACGATCAGCGCCCCAAGGCAACGCGCGCCTGAATGTCGCCCGCTTCAAGGCCCTGTTCTCTCATAAGGTGAAAAAAAATGGCTGATTTAGGCTCCCTGGTCGTCAAACTTTCGGCTGAAACTGCCGAGTTTCGTGAAGACTTGGGACGCACAGCCCGCCTGCTGGATCGCCACGCCAATGACATGAAGGCGTCGATGCAGCAAGTGGCCAGTGTGGCCAAGACGACCTTTGCCGTGGTCATCGGGGCCACCTCCGTTGCAGCCTTGAGGGACTTTGTCACCCACACACTGGAGGCGGCTGCGGCCCTACAGGGCCTGTCAGAGCAGACAGGCGCGAGCGCTGCGGCACTCTCGGGATTTGCACCGGTTGCGACCATCTCAGGCACGGCAATGGAGGCCATTGGCGCAAGCCTGGCCAAGCTGTCCAAGGGGCTGGCGGGGGTTGATGACGAAACGGCCGGTGCGACCAAGGCCCTTCAGTTCCTGGGAGTGCGTGCCAAGGATGCTAGCGGCAACCTGCGTGATCCCGCGGAGGTCATGAACGATGTCGCACTCAAACTGGCCGAGTTTGAGGACGGCGCTGGCAAGACAGCCATCGCCATGGAGCTATTTGGAAAGTCCGGGGCAACGATGCTCCCCTTCCTCAAGGATCTGGCGGAGAACCAGGACCTCAATATTCGACTGACGTCCAAGCAGATCGAGGAAGCCGACCAGGCCTCCAAGGCCATGGGCCGTATGCGTGCCGAATCGAACTTTGTGGCGCAGACCCTCGTTACCGCCGCAATCCCCTCGCTGTCGGTGCTGTACCAAGAGCTCAAAAACGTGGTCTTGGGAACGGACAACGCAGTTGATGGCGTACAGCGCCTGCGCTCTGAGGGCACGCTCACCAACTGGGCTGAAAAGACGGCCTACGCCATCGCGGTTGTCATCGATGCCTTGCGGGGAATTGGTCACACCATCAAGTCGG